ACCTTGGCGCCATCGAACGCAATAACAAAGCTATCTGGGCGAGCAACCTGAACATCCATGTATCCATGAAAGTCATATTCGTAAACAGGACCAGCGTCACCACGAGAATCAAATTTGGTGGTTGTTACCAAAGGTTTGCTCGACATGGCTACTTCGATGTTCTTGGGATCACCAAAAATGATTGCGCCAGGAACAGAAGGCTGATACTTATGGGTTTCATTGATGCTGTACAAGTCGGGCAATACCACAATGTTATATCCCATGAAACGAGGAACAACACCAGTGGTCAATATTGTTTCACGAGTGGTATTGGAAGGACTTGCCATATCAGAACGAGAGTCAAGGTACAAATCCGCATCAACACGAGACATCATCCATACATTGTTAGGATTGTTTCTGTATTCCATAGGCATGCTTTTATACATCTTTCTCATCAGGGCAATCAGGTTGGCAGCAGTATAGCCGTCACCAGTAACGCCATGAGCATCGACTTTCTGAGGGGTAAGGTGTTTGCCAGCGAATCCATGAATCTTCAGATTACCATAGGTATTGGTGTTAGACCCATCAGCAAGTTGCAGAATACGCACAAATCCACGATTAAGGTCGTAGAAGTTTTCACTGGAAGCATAGGATGTGTATTCCAAGCCATTTGTCACCAGCAAAAGAATGTCGTTAGCAAGCGCAATAGCAACATCATTCATTGTCTCGGACTCAAAGTTGGGATTGTACATGTTATCAATAACCGTCTGAAGAGGAATATCCTTTTGCAGATTGAAGTGTTCAAGCAACATGTTGATTCCAAAGTTGTGAACAATGCGGCGGTTTACGTTTGCAACTGCGTCACCATTTTTCTCATTGGAAATCAGGTTTTCCTTAGTAATTACACGACCCTTGATGGGCACAACAAGTTTATCCACAGAACGTGAAGTAAACATTTGCAAATAGGGGCTCTTGTCGTAAATGAATCTAATTGTCTGAACAGCTTCTTCTTCAGTAAGAGTTCTACCCATAGTGAAGTCGAGAGTAATTTCATCAATCTCACTCTTGGACAGCAACTTACCAGATTTGGTAAAAACAGACTGGTCAGCCTTGGCAAGTAACCACGCAGCAAAGGGACTTACATAATCAGCAGATTTTACAACGTCTTCGGGTTCCTTGAATCCATTACTAACATCTTGAACAAACTTAGCCAATGCTTGCATGGCTTCATAACTAATTTTCACATCTTTCATCTTTTATTCTCCTAAAATAGTCTCGGTTTCGGTTCAGCTGGTGCAAGATTATCCTGAATTGTGGTCTGGAAATTTGACCGCACCATTAATTTCTCAATTTCTTCATTCTTTTCCTCAAGAGATTTAACTATTTCTTCATTCTCCTTGAGGAGCTTCTCATTCTCTTCCTTAAGTTGATTGATTTCGGCATTAATCTTTTCGATGTCAAGAACTAAATCTTGTTCTCTGTGTTGGGACTCATTGCCATCAGAAGTTGCTGTTGCATCATCTGTTTTTTCCACAACGATATTTTCATCAATAATGGGCTTGGATTCATCAGCAGTTTCTTCTACAGTTCCATCATCATTCTTTGAAACACTTTCTTCAGTATCATCATTGGATTCTTCTATGGTTTCCCTGATATACTTAATAGCTCCTTCCATTGACTCGGCAAGAGCAGTAAGTTGTTCCTTACTCTCTGTTCCCCAATCAATGTTCTTCCAGAACTCTTGTTCCATCATACTCATAATAAACGTTGGACTTGTTTTGATTCTCTCAATTTCACTATCAAGTGTTTCCTGAAAGCCCTTAATGATTCCAGCCTTTTCCATCATCTTTTGTACCCATCCAACATCAGGTGTTTCGGGCTCCGTTTTTGCAATGGATTGTCTGGCAATACCATACATTGAGTATCCAGTAATTTCTCCATTCAAATAATCATCCCAAATTTCCTGACTTGCCTTAGTTACAAGCATCCACGAACCAGCTTTAACTGTCGTGTTGCCAATGATGGAGTCTGCGGGAACGATGTAGCTTTCAACAACGCTTCCTGCTCCAGCGATTAGATTATGTTCTTTGTCAATTGCACGGTAGTGAGCCATAAACTCATGTGCCATTTTCTCAATTTCTTCTGCGTTCATTGTGTCGCCATGAGCATCGACTGCACCAGGCTCATACACAACACCATAGAGCAATCTTTTCTCTGCATCATCTTTCATCAGAACCTTGACATCAAATTCAACATCTGGTTCACCAGCTTCAGACTTTGCAAGCAGAAATGTTTTCTTATTGGCTCCACGCTTTACATACGAAACATGAGTAATGGTTACATCCTTAAGCTCTGTAATACCTTTTCTCAGCACTTTCATACTTACCTCTTGTTTTTTTCTGGATTCAAATTATTTATATCGCCACGCTCACCAGCATCCATGTTTCCACTTGAGCTGCGTGGTCTGCCTTGAGCATTAACGCTCATAGTATCGTCAAGTTCTTCCTCATTTTCACTTGTATGCACCAAGTCTATTGGCTTTAGATGTAGATATCTTGTCCTAATCTCGTTTACATCAAGCACTCTGTTTCCATGCTCATCCACCATATTCCAATAAAGGTTGGCGATGATGGCATCGTCTTTCTCGTTTGATATATCCATAGAATTAAAGACAAGTTCTGGGTTTACGCCAAATTCCAAGGAAAAGAACTGATTGAGCACATCTTCAATATACTGTTGTTCGGGTCTTGACACTGTTTCAATGTACGTTTGCATATCAGCAACGCCAGCAGAGCCACCACCAAAGTTGCCACCCTGAGAAATACCAACCATTTTTGGCATAACATGGCATTTCAATGTAATCTGGAATCTTACCTTTTCGTTCAGCGTTATAAATTGTTCATCAATAGACTTTGAAAGAGGAACCAACTTAACTTGAGCTTTTTCACTCTGGAATGACAAGAACAACATTTTGTGTGCATTTGCCACTCCCTTCATATCGTTATTCAAATACTCTTGGATTGCTTCTTGTCCTCGCTTTGAAAGTTTCCCACCAGTAACGAGAACTGCCCATGATGGTTGCCCACCATTAGAGAAAAAGTTAATATTGTATTGGTCAGACAAATATGACTGCTTTATTAAATCATGTAGATGGGAGTAATCTGGCGAGCCATAGTAAATATTGTCTTGTGAATTTCTCTTAAAATGCAAAAGATAACTGACGCCATCCTTTGTTTTCCCATCAGCAGGGTATGGCAAATATTCACCAGTTATACCCCATCCCTCAATTCTGTAGTATTTATCTATTTCCCTTGTAGCATTACCATTGATAAATTTTGGCTTAACATAGATATCTTTTGCGGGAGCATAATACAGTGCTCTTGTTTTGCCATATCTGATAAACTCAATGTATCCATTGTAGAATGTATCAAGGTCAATAAACACTGCCTTCATCATTGCCGTAAACGTTTCCCCAATGTGACTATTTGGTTGTTCAAGCAACTTAACCAATTGGGATTTGTTGGTCAATTTATTACTTCTAATTTCATAACCAAGACCAACAATGGTGTTTGCCTTTACTTCAAGGCAAGCTTGATATGTTGAATCAAGTTTCTTATAGGAAATAATATCTCTTGGATTGTATGGAGGGGGCACACATCCATTGGCAAGCACAGTATTCCTATTGGCTGTCTTGTAGTTACTTAATGGAATGCCAATTCTCTTGCTCAGTGTAATAATTTGACTTGCACCAGAAAACTCAGACTCAATATCAAAGTTTTCCTTCTCGCCAACAATCTTAATGTCTTTTGTCATTTTTCCTCTTATGCAATAAAAACATCACAACCTTCTTCATCTTGGTTGTCAATGGGGACATCATAACCAATAGTGAAATTATTGTCAAGTGTTTTTTTATCTGAACTAAAATATTCTATTTGAATCTCTCCAGCCTCACTTAGGCAACCAAGTAATCCTGCAAGTGAGTCTGGTGCATCGTCATGTTGCTTTCTCATTTTGCCATAAGCAGTTAGCTGGTCAAAAAACTTCCTGTATTCATCGCTTTGGCTATCTCTTTCAAGGAAATAACATGTTTCTTTTATTTCTCCAACCCTAACAAGTATTCTGATTTCCTTGTTTGTTGTTGTGTATTGCGACAAGAACTCAATTCCAATTTCCTCAAACTTTGAGCCAGCCTCATCCTCAATTCTCTCAAAGAACTCTTGTCCGCCATGATTAGATTCACATACAACTAATTCTGGTTTATGCTTAAGTATCTTCTCAATCACCTTTGGTCTCAATTTACCAGAATCTTGGTCTGAGAATAATACATCAACAATATATCTATCTTGTCCCCAACAATAAGCAATTGGCATAGACAAGAAATCCGAGCCCTTATTGGCGTAATCAATGAATGCAACAATCTCTGTTGGAGTCCCCTTGGGTAAGTCACTGATTTTGAAATACTTAAGTTCACTCGTGCTAAACTTGGAAACAAGGTCTGTAATTGGATTACACTGATACATCGCCTCAAACATCCAGCCAAATCCCTTGTTATACCAAGATTTCTTCATTGCAAGTAAATCTTCAGTAGAAATTATGTCCTCACAAATGGACTTATTGTTTTCG